CCAGGCTCTCCGGGACTAAACCCTTCACCTTTCTTATCTACTTCATGTCTACTGAAAAAGCTATGCATTCTGCGTACTGTACTTGGGGATAGTTCTTGCTTATTAACGAGTTGCCTCGCTCTTGCAAGCCCTACCGGAGTACCTCCGTCAAAACCGTCTTTTCTCCAGTCTAGTGCTTTTTGAGCTTCTTTAGCCATGCCATCGGTAGGAGTTAGATCAATTTCTTGTCCACCCACTTTGGCCATTATTAAGCTCCTTTAGTCTTTTGAACTGCTGGCTTAACTTCTGGTGTTTCTTCAACTACAGCCTCTACTGGGGCTTCAGCTACTGGTAGCTCTTCTGTTGAAGGTGCTGGGGCTGATGGAGTAGCAGCTACACTAGCTGTACCAGTGTACTGGGCAGGGTCTCCTACCATGTTTAGTAAACGTGACCATGATCCGATATTTCTCTTTACGAGCTGAAATCGAATTGGAACGTCATCTGCGTTTTTATATTCTTCAGCAGTTAGTACCTTACCTTTAGAGGCAAAATAGGCACCAATCTGCTCTACGATACTTGTTCGTCTAGTCATTAGTTGTTTCCTGTGTTATCTTGAGCTGGTGCGCCACCTTGTGAAGGGTCTGCTGCACTTCCTGCCACATTTTGAGGTATACGTATCTCATCGTGTCCGGCCAGTACATCCCTACCCATTCCAATTCTAGCCTCATTGGCAGTAATAATACCGCCGTTAACTAGTGTTGAATAGAAAGCTGCTTCGTCTCTTAACTCGGGCTGTAGAGCGGGTATTCCAGCTACGTTCTCTAAAATCTCAAATCCAAAGAACATTTGTAACGCAGAGTTCACCTTCTTAATAATAGGAATGATGGTCTCTAAGTAATATAGTCTATGATTTGGTCTAAGATTAGCGTTGTTACCGCTATCAACTAGGACAGGTGGTACGCCTAAAGCCTTTAAAATTACTTTTTCGTTTGAGTCTATTGACCCAGCGAAGTCTAAATCTTTAAAACTGACAGTAGTTAGTGGATCTACCACCATACCGCCATCTAGAATTAATGGACTTCTTCCGCCAGACTGTGGTCTGTAAGAAGTCTTCCAATCTTCTTTCATTCTCTCTTTAATACGGTGACTTAATACGTCCGGACTTCTAATTACTAGACCCGGTACTGCCCCGTTTGTAAAAAAGTTATCTTGGAAATCTCTCATTGACTTCATCAGCTTCATTGTTCGCAAAGCTGGTTTTAGTCGAGATGCGCCTCTATATAGTGAGATTGCGCTATTATCTTTGATATGGATAATTTCGTTTACATTGAAGTCTATAGTCCCTTGGAACGTATATTTTTCAACGTATGTCTTTTCGTCTGAGTAGATAGTTACCTTATTGGCTGGTAGCTGATATAAGTGCTGTCCGTCCCAATACAGGAAAATGTTACCATCAATAAGTAGGTCCATGAACATATTTCGTCTAAACGAATGAATGTCTTGGAAAGGATTAGGCTGAACATTTAGTAATGTTTCTACCGTTTTCTTCTTTACTCCGCTTACTTTAGGAAAACCAATCTTGTCAGATCCTACTTTGAAATTTATTTCAGCAGCGTCGTCAATAATCATATTGACTGCGCGATTAACAATTTCTAAGTTTTCGTAATAATAAATGTAGCTGCGTTCTGGCTCAGAGCTAGGACTTTGAGGCTCCATATAGGAGATCCAGCGCTGACCAGGATTTAGTTTTTCAACTAGCCAACTTCCTAGTTTCATATTTCTCCTTTTGGATCTTTACCCAATTCATCTGCTTCTCAGCAGTAAAAAGTGCTGGATCCTTACCATAGACACTATGAAGCTTCAAGTGATGATCGTGACACAGCGTTGCAGTTTGGTTGTAGACTTTATCTTCTTCTTCAAGTATAAATTCGTCTCTGATTTTCAAGATGTCGTCTACTGTTTTAACTTTATAACCTTTTGATTTGCACCACTTATTAAACAATGGAGTCATCGTATAATAATGATGAAAATCAAGAGATTCTGTTGCCTCACAAATCTCACATTGAGAGCCTTTTTTATATCTAGACTTTGCTCTATCCCTTACATATTTGATAGGGTCACGAAGCAGAGTTGTTCCGGACATTTTTGTCTCCTTTTGTTCTTTTGCAATTATATTATTTTAAGGGGATAAAGTCAAGGTGCAAATTACAATAGGTACGAAAATAACTCATTAAGTAAAGAAACCTGCATTTATATTCTGCGTCAGTTCCTGAATCATCTCTGTATTGCCAACTTTTTTAGCAACCCCATTTAAATCTGTAAGATATTGTTCAGCATAATTACCATTTCTAACAAAGTATAGGGCATTGGGCACTAACGTTGTTGGTAACACTGTTACTTTAAAAAATCTTATATCTGACATTTTACCACCCCACTGTTTCCCATCTATAGATTTCTACGCTAAATATAGCCTGAGGGATTATAGTGCTTGGCCCGCTGGAAGGATAGACCTGGTCTGGATTCTCTAACACTCTTTTACCTGAGTGCAGCCAATCTACTTGTGCTGGAAATACATAAGTAGCCCAGTTTATTTTTGCTGCTGGCTCTAGCCTATCCAGTAATTCTATCATACCACGCTTTCCTTGATTGTAACTTTCTTAGGGATACCTTTAAAAGATAGTCCCGATACAAGATACTCGAAGTTAACATAGTATATACCAGGTTCTAGAGTATTGGTATTTGATAGAGTGAATAGGTAGCCCTGCGTTACTTCTGGACTAGTGTAGTCTGCTACTGTGAAAGTGCCAAGTACAGGATCTGATTCTAGAGGAACTTCGCCTCTCTTCGATCCTTTAATTACTGCGGTTACTCCTGAAATAAGTGACTTAGTGCCAGTTACTACAGCAGGAATAACCAGGCTCTCGCCTTGATATATAACGTACATTAAAAACCTCCTGCGCTAGTTTTATAGCTATAAAGCGCGTACCTAATAGCGTCGGCCATGTGGGACGCTTCATTATGTAGGGGCTTTTCTTTTTGTAAACTTTGATTTGGGTCCCATTGATATTGGTCCGTAGCATATAATACGTGTTTCAATTCAGGGTCAATAATAATTCTATCGTTGTCTGCTAATGAAGCGACATAGCCTATGCCATCTAGCAGTGACTTCTTAGCATTTGTAGTAGGAATATCGTACTCTTGTGCGAAGTCATAACGTTGCTGTTGGTTAGCGGAGTCAATATAGATATAGTCTATATTCCACTTATCCATTAGCTTTTTAATATTCTTAGCGTGCCCAGAGGTTACTTCCTCGTTATCTAAATACTCGTCTAGAATATAGAAGTTCTCATCCTCCCAGTTGAATGCGATTACACACATTGCTGTAGGGTCACGGAAACCAAGGTCAAGTCCTGCAAATATGTCGCACTTCTTAAGGTTTAGATCCTTAATTTCACGAACACATTCATCTTTAATCTGCCAACACTTACCCTCGAAGGTCGAGAAGTCTGCTTCGTATTCCTGACGGAATTCGGCATCTGACATTGTTTTACGAGCTTCGGCGACGTCTTCCTCGGACATGCGAGGATTGTCTTTGTAGGTAGCCTTTACTGAGAACCACTGCGGGAACTCATCTGAGAATCCTCTATCGAATAGTTTTGAGAACCAGTTATTCTTACCACGAGGAGTCGAAATAAATAATGCCTTAGAGTTCGGCTTATCTAGTGTAGGTCTTAGTGACACGTTGAATGCGTCAAGTCCGTCGGTAAGTGCCGCCTCATCGAAGATAATAAGGTCGTAAGAACGACCTACGCAGCTATCGACCTGATTGACGGAACCGATTCTAATTGTGGAACCGTTAGATAACTCTATAACCCTGTCCTTGGCGTTGTCCTTGGCTACCTCTAGATTAAACTTCTTAATTAGTGATCGTTGCAAGTCGAACGAAATACTAGATAAGTTATAGTTAGGTGCCATAATTAGCACGTTGGAGCCAGGTACTAGTGAAACTACCTGGCCCACAACGTTTGCTATATAGGTCTTGCCTTGACGACGAGATAGAGCAGCACACCCAAAACGGTACTTTGGGTTATTTATTCCATTTATAAGAGCTATCTGAGAGGGCAGGGGATCAACCTCTAATTCCTTTAGATAGTTTGCAATTGGTACGCGCATAAACGCATTTGGATATTGAACTATAACGTCTTGTGGTATGTCTGCTCTACTTACTATCATGTAACGGTAATCTCTATTTGAGTTATTTGACTAGCCATCGAGTTCTGTTCTTTAACATTGATAAGATACTTACCAGCTAAAGAAGCCACTGTACTAGCTTGGATGGCTGTGCCTACTAGCTTGATTCTTCCGCCAGCATCATCCACTAGTGTTAGTGTACTGCCAGCTATTTTATTTGTGACGTTACCCACTAGTGTCCCATTCGGACTATTAGCGGCCAGCGTATATCCACTGAGAGTAATTCTTGTGGACATTAATTCGCCTCTACGTCTACGGCGGCGTCTAACGCCTACGCCATATTCCATAGTAGGCTCCTTATACTGCTCCGCCTGGATTTACTGGAGCTGGCTTTTTACCTGGATTTGTGCCAACTGCTACAGCTGGCCCACCTGGATTGTATGGCTTTGCTGGAGTGCTTACTTTTGGTGCTTCTTTATTCATTTTATTCTCCTTATTCGTCTCTAGCTGCCAGTGGGTTTGCTAGTGTTTTTTGAATCTTCTCGTCTGTAGTACTCTCTAGTGACTTCATGCGCTGCTGATTTTCTCTGTCGAACTCTCTAAGCTGCTGCGCTAGTTCCTTTGAGGATTGCATCATTGCTCTATCATTTTCCCTACTTCTAGAGTCCATCATATCTACGCTACGTACTGCGCCAGCTACACTTCTTTGTAGTCCGTCGCTCATATAGCCAAGCATTTCGCTATTGCTTCTAGTTAGACGTTCTGTATTTTCCATTCTCTGGTTCATAACACCTAGTGCGGTGTCATACTTACTTA